AATCATTATCTTCAAACCTACTTTGAATAATGCCAATGTTAGCAATGATTACATTAGAGGTGAAGTCAGGCTTAGTCTTACCTGTCCATTTAGTACACTTATAATTGATACCTACATTTAAGAACTCATCAAACGTCTGAGTAACAAGACCTAAGTCAGGTACAAGCATAAGACACTTGAAAGTTTCAGGGTCATTACTTGCTCTATAGAATTGCTCAATTAGAGCTGCAGTAGTAAAGGTCTTACCTGCACCAGTTCCAAGAACACATGTACCAGTTCCAAGCTTAACTGCCTTCTTAATCACTTCTTCTTGATAATTGCGAAGTTCAAACTTAAAGTCAGTTACAATTTCTTTATCTGAACCAACTTTAAGAGCTTTAGCAAGTGCAGGAGTAATGTCAATAGGCTCATTAATCTGATTCTTAATTAGATATTGTCTCACCTCCCAATATAAACCAAGTTCACAAGCCCCTGTAGGAGTTATGACATACTTTCTTCGAGGAGCAAATCTTCCATACCCTCTTGCGAATCTTGCTCCAGTATTCTCAACAGAGAAATGCTCTCGCATAGTTTCAAACAACTCTGTATCAGAGCATCTAATAAGAAGCTTAGTAGGTTGCTTAGGAGTTGCTTTTTTGACGTCAAACTGAATCATAGTTGCTCCATCTTCTGTAGTTCAACAATGTTCTTAATATCGAATCCCATTTGCGACATTGTCTTTTCTACTTTCTCAAGATACTCAATAACAAGATCAAGCTCTTTAATCTTAGCAGTCAATGAAGCCAATGACTCATGACGTTCAGCAGCTTGTTCAGCAGCCGATTGAGACAATTTAACTGGGGAAGTTGCGATTACTTCTTTAGTAATGTTCTTCTTAAGCTGCTTTTTCTTTTCAAACGTAGCGTTACGCTCGATCTTAGACTTAATAAGTTGAGCTACCCAATAATGCTTACGAGCAGGTAAGCGCATTGATTGCTCTTTGATGTTAAAGTCATCGAGTACAAGATCCTTACCGACCTCTTCGATATACTTCTTGAGTAACTCCATACCTTAGATTAAATACTAATATGGAGAAATCAACTACTAAGTTTGCCAAGTACTTCTACAAGATAATTGAGGAAGATATGACAGCGGCTGGTGCAGCAGGTGCTCTTGGTCCTGAAGCTGCTGGTAGTTTTGCTCCAAATGCTTCTACTTCTACCGATTCTTATGCTCCAGGTGATGCTAGAGTACCTAAAGCTCTTGGTAAAGTGCAGAGACGTGCTGATGTTGATCCAAAGAAGAAGAAAAAGAAGAAAAAGAAGGCTAAAAAGACAAAATCAGTCTTTCACGAACCAATTAAGGTAGCATAATGGATTTAGGTCACTGGACATGTGACGAGCAGTGGGAAGAGCTCCCATTCGGCTTCGTATATTTGATTACCAACACGGTATCTGATATGAAGTACATTGGAAAGAAGCAGATTGAAAAGAGGACTAAGAGACCTCCACTAAAAGGCAAGAAGCGTAAGAGAGTCATTGTAGGAGAGTCGGATTGGAAGACATATACAGGTTCATCCGACAGATTAAACGCAGATATTGCGGAATTGGGTAAGGATAAGTTCAAATTTGAGATAATTTACAGTTGTGGCACTAAAAGTGAGCTGGCTTACATGGAAACCCTCTACCAATTTCAGTCTGAAGTGTTAATACGTGAGGATTACTACAATGGCATCATGAATTGCCGTATCGGTAGAGTGAAATTCACTAAAAAACCGCCAAAGTTGTTGCTTTCGTAGCAAAAAGAGGATATAATAGTGTAGTTGCCCCCTAAAAGTATAATAAAAAGTAAATATACTTATACAAACTACACCTAAAATGTTAGACTCTCCTACAAATCTTAATCAACCTAAGCTTAGGAGCTATTTTGACATTGAAAATAATGTAGAGTACATTAATCTTGGACCTTACCTTGATGATTCGTTTAGGTCTTATCAATATTATGTGACTGAGAATGAGTTGCATAATATACCTCAGAAAGAAAAGAACCAATTAGGTACTCATTTTATCTTAAATCAAATTCTCATTGTTTGTCAGATGTCAAAGCGTAAGAAGTGCTTCTATTATGAGTATAAAGAGGAGTATGCTATTGAAAAGGTTCTCATTGAACGCATTTTTAAGGTGCTTCCATCAAAAATTATCTACGGAGATGTTGATTTTGAAGAGTTTATTCAAGAGCAACGTGAGTTTCAGGCTTATACTCCAATTGATACAAGTAAGATTTCTTGGAAGAAGTTCAAAGAGTTCTTGAAGAAGAACAACCTTACCATGATTGAGAATAAATTTACCAAAGATATTAATGTAAAGCTGAGCCTTTTGCATTAAATATTGGTATGTCCAAATTTCTTAGTCTTGTAGAAGAGAACACCCCACTTAATGAGCAGTCCTCTGAGGCTGCTGCTCGTCTTGAAGGTCTTTATAATACGGATCTTATGAAAACATTCATTAACACTTACCACGAGCTTGTTATGGATATTCAGAAAGAAGAGCCATTTGAAACAGAAGACATTACTGAGTTTCTTATCAATAAGATGAGAGAGTTTCAGCCACTAAGTACAGAAGATGGTGAAGTTGACATGAAGGATATGGAGCAAGTAGCTGTTGCCCTTGATACAGCTAATAAAATTAAAGCTGCGTCTGATCCAACAAGACCGTCTCGTGGCGTTAAGCAGATTGATAAGTCTATCGGTAATATCGGTACAGCTGTTTCAAGAAAGCTCAATCAAGTAGCAAAAGCAATCAAATAATATGAAAACAGAAAAACTTTTTAAATACTACAATTCCATTCTCAACGAAAATGCTGAGGATGGCGCTCCTGATGCAACTGATGTTGCTGAGATTCCAGCTGACGCCATGGCGCCTGATCCATCTGAAATGACATCAGAGGGTGAGAAGGTTATTGTTGAGCTTCTTGTTCAAGCTTTCTTACATCAGCCACCATCTGATGATGCTGCAATTGCTAAAGAGCTTCAAGCAGACATTGAAACAGATCCTAAGGTTGTTATTGCAAAGATCAGAAACCTTCTTCAAATGGGTGAGGGTGACATGAAAGATACTCTTGACCTTGCATAAGGAACAGTTATATAATGGTGGTATGAGATTGGAAGATATCTACAATAAGCAGATCCTCAATGAAGAGGTTGAAGTCGTATTCACCACAGCTGATGGCAAGAAAGAAACATTCAAATTGGATGACTCTTACGGTAAGGTTGTTGCGAGACAACTTAGATTGAATCAAGATCCTGGCTTTGATGAAAATATTGTATCTATCTTTACTCAAGGTGATTGGGTAAGTAAAGGTAAGGATCAAAAGAATGCTAAGAACAAATATAAAGAGATTGTTACTAAGTCTCAATATGATGAAGGTGTTGCTTTAACGAATCACCTTGCTAATAATAAAGAGACACTTCTCAAGCTTTCAGATTGCCCAGTTGGTAGAGTGTTTAACTTTGCTCAAGCCATTGCCAGTAAGCTTCCAAAGGAGCTTGTAAATGAAGACTTGAATGTTTTTATTCAGAATGTTCATTTAAATGTTATTCCAAAGGCTTCAACTGGAGTTGGTCTTGGTGAGTCTACTTTTTCAATATTTGGTACTGCTGCAAAAGGTACAAGTGGTGACCTTCAATGGGATGGTAGTGAGGTAGAGATTAAGACTAATGGACCTAACAAAGGTTCAGGTGCTATCTTAGGTGGTGATGGCAACATTAATAAGATTTCAGATAGACTTGAAGCTAAGTCTGATTATGTTAACCTCAATGCTAACGTTTATGAGCGTTATAAGGATGAGCTTGTTGAGTTAATCAACACTTATACCTCACAAGGTAAAGAACAGGCTCAGGCATTGTACAACAAGTTTGTGAAAGGTTCTGATCAACTTAAAAACATGTTTAAGAATGGTAAAATTACTGCTCTACTTGATAACACTAAAGATGTTGAGCAGTTTATGAATACAGTATTGTCTTCAGGCTCTTTCCAACCTCTCAAGAAGCAGAATGGTTCTGTTGGTGTTAATCCAGATAACTTATTACCAAACAGGCTACTTGCTCGTCTCATGTACGACATTAAGAAGAGTAGTGAACTTGAAACTAACTTACCTGGTCAACTTGCTTCAATGTTGGGTGCTGATGCTACTGTTGAAGATTATGTTAAGGTATTTTCAGAGATGAAGACTTATGCTGATGCATCAGACATTACAGATCAGTTGAGTACATTCTTCCAGTCAAATAACTTTGCAGACTTTAATCCAAAGACAAATTACAACAACTTCCAACGTTTGGTTGGTGCAATTGCCATCATTTGTTACCAGGAGAAGGTTGGTTTCGACTATATTACAGCAGGTAATGATGATAATATGACAATGGCTATATTTGATACTAAGAATCCATCAATTACTAACCTATATAAACAGTTAGAAGATGTTCCTGAAGTGAGTTTTGACTTAAATATCGATACTTATGAAGGTGGATCATACAGATCACAGACGGTCATTGCAAAATCACCAAGAATCGTGCTGAAATAAAGGAACTCCGCTATAATTAAGGTAGAACAACAGAAATATGAAGAACTTCAAAGAATATTACGCAAATCGCTCGTTAATTAACGAAGCTAAAGCAAAAAGATCAACTGGTCACTTAACTCACCTTGAAGAGCTTTTGCTTACAAAGGGTGAGAGTGGATATGTTGAAGCTCGTGAGACACTTGTACGTATGTTGAGTAAGTTGCAGGGTAAATCAAAGAGATCTATTAAGACATCTGTTAAATGGGACGGTGCTCCTTTCGTGCTTGCAGGTAAAATTACAGAAGATATGATGGGACCCAACTCAAAGATCCCAGTTACAGGTAAACATTTCGTTGCTACCAAGTCAGGACTTACAAATGAAGTGCCAAAGATTAACTATGATGAAGGTGATATTGTTAATAACCATGGACATGCTCCAGGTTTGGTAGATAAACTTAAGCAAGTTTTAAAAGCAACAAAGCAAATGGGTATTACTGGTGTTATTGGTGGAGATGTTATGTTTGATACATCTTTGCTTAAGCCAATGGTGGTAGATGGTGAAGAGTTGGTAACCTTTAAGCCAAATCCTAATGGAATTAGATATGGTGTACCAAAAGATTCAGAGTTTGGTAAGGAAGTTCTAGGTTCAACACTTGGTATTATCTGGCATAGTAAGTATAAGGAGATAAGTGATGCAGGTCGTATACCTCTTTCGAATTCTGAGTTTAGAAAGTTGAGAAAAGTACCAGGTGTATGGATGGATGATGCAGAATTTACTGATTCGACTGGTATTATTACACTTGAGCCAGATGAAGTGAAGCAAGTTAAAGCTTATATTAAGCAAGCTGACAGTATTAAGGTTAACTACAAGGAAATTGGTACTGTATTACCACTTATTAATATTTATCTCAACTCTGAAATTAGAGATGGTAGCTTTATTGAGGATCCTGAGAAGTCCTTTAAGAACTTTATTGAGTGGTTTAAGAAAAGAGATCAAAAAGCTATTGATAAAGTTAAGACAGCAAGTCGTCGACATGCGAAAGAGGTTGTTAGTAAAGAGAAAATAGCCCATCTAGTGGCGCAACAAGCTGACATTATTAATTTGTTCAAGAAGAGTAAGGCTGTTCAGATGGCTAAGCAAATATTTATTCAGAAATATAATAATGCTGTATACAACTTCAAGCACTTCTTTGATAATGGTGATGGTACTTTAAGAGCAGCTAATCCAGAAGGGTATGTTGCTGTGAGCCCAATCAAAGGCGGTGGTGAACGTTCAGTAAAATTTGTTGATCGTTTAGAATTTAGTCGTGCTAACTTCGGTGGTGGTGGAGCAGAGAAAAAATCTTATAACTAAATGAAGACGTTCAAAGAGTATTTTGAAGATCAAGAACTTACTAATAGTACTGCTTTTGATGATCTTAAGAACATGCAACAAATAATTTGTTATCATGTAAGTGATTTAAATTTAACAAAAGAGTCAATCGAGCGAAAAAATCTACATGTAGGCCCTTTAACTACATCTGAATATAGAGCTGATTATAAATGGTCTCAGCTTGGTGAAGAGAGCGACCAATACTTGTATAAAGTAGTATTAAGTTTAGATAGGTTATACCCGGAATTGTATGAACATGATGATCCAGAAGAGAACACAAGCATAGCTGAGTCTAAAGGATTCTCAGTAATGGCCTACCTTAATTTGTTTGATGATTATAATCCGGATGGTAGTATGTATAATGAAGTACCTACCGGTACACCTCCACTCGCCCTTGTCGTATTAGATCCATCTGCTATAAATAATATTCAGAAGGTAAAAACGTTATTTTACGACGATTGGTATAAGGAACAATTTAATAATGAGAACATTTAAAGAGTATTTCGAGAACCAAGAAGATACTGAAGCAGTAGCTCTTATGCCTGGTGGTTATAAACCACCTACAAAGGGTCACTTTGGTGCCTTTAAATATATGCTTGAGGATGCTACTAGAGGAGTAATCGTAATTGGTAACAAGGAGCGTGATGGTATTTCAGCTGAACAATCAAAAGCTATCTGGGATATCTATGCTAAGTATGCAGGTAAGCCAGTTGAGGTTGTTCTTGCTCCTATCTCTCCTGTTAAATCTGTATATGACTTTGCTGATGAGAACTTAGACAAGAGAGTTATTGTAGGAGCAGGTGCTAAAGATGAAGATGTTAAGCGTTACGACTACTTTACAAAGAATCCTGAGAAGTATCCACTCGTTCAAGTGGTTAAGATACCTATTCAAGCAGAAGGTATCTCTGGAACAAAGACAAGAGCGCTCATTGCACAAGACTTAGATGAGGCTGTTAACTACTTTGCTCCACCTGAGCTTTCAGAATCTGATAAAGATGCTGTAAAAGCAGTGCTTCAGGCATAAATATATGCATGAAGTCCAAACTTAATGATGCTGAGCTTATTGCCGAGGCTTATTCAAATGTAGAGCCACTTGAGGTTCAGGAAGAGATGCTTGGTGCTCTTGCAGCAGGTGCTGGTAATGCGCTACGAGTAGCAGGTACCGGTGCTGCTAAGGCTGCCCGAGCAACTGGTAAAGCACTTACAAGTGAGCCAGCTAAGAAAGTTTATAAAGGTGTCGGTAAGGCTGCTAAGAAGACAGCTGAAACAGTAGGAGGTGCTGCTCTTGGTGCTGTCGGCGGTGTGGCTGATGGTGCTGCTAAGGCTGTTGGTGGAGTTGTTCAAGGTGCTGTGGAAGGTACAGTTGGAGCTGTACAAGGTGCTATTGATGGTGCTACTGGTGGTATTGGTAAAGCTGCTAGAGGTGCAGTTGGTATGGAAGATGGTGAACATGAGGGTGCTGAGCACGATGCTCCACAAGAGGTTGATATGTCACAGAACCCTGAACCAGAAAGTTTGGAAGTTAAGAAGGAAGAGCCTGCTGCATTAGCAATCGTTGCTCCATCCATTCAGCCTTCTCTTGAAGGTGAGCGTGTTAATCACGAAGATGACTCTGAAGTTAAGATGGCTCTTGCTGAACTTTACAAGATTGAGAAGTATGCATATGCTCTTGGTCTTATGATGAAGGAAACAAAAGCACTTGAAGGTTGGACTGCTGCTAAGATTACAAAAGCTGCTGACTACCTTGGTTCTGTTTTCCATAAGCTTGATTACGACTTCCACGCTGATGCAGAAGATCACTCTGACATCGCTCCTGAAGATCACGAAGGTCATTAATATGAAAACATTTCTACAGTACATTGAAGAAAAGTCTGTTCTTGGACTTATTGAATTCTTCAACATTGAAGGCATTGGTAAAGTTGCTGCTAAATTGGACAGCGGTAATGGAGCATACAATGTTATTCACGGTGAAGACATCCAAGAGCAAGGTGATAAAGTTTTCTTCCGTACTGTGAATGGTCGTACGCTACTCGTACCAAAGGTAGATGAGATCTCAATTAACGTAGGTGCTGGCAACATTGAGCACCGTCCTGTTATTGAACTTGACTTTACTATTGGTGAGAAAGAATATACAGGCATTAGATTCTCTGTTGGTAATAGAGCTTCGAATTTGTATAAGATACTTGTTGGTAAGGACTTCATTCAACAAGATCTTGATGCGCTTATTGATGTTAGCCAAGAGAACATTGCCGACGATAACGTTGAAGCAGAAGTAAAATGAAATCATTTAAGTTATTTTTCGAAAGTCAGTTTTATAATGACACTTTGCACCCAGCTTTTTGGGATGCAGCTAAGAACTTTGATCAAGACTTAAGAGAAAAGCTTCTCACCATTGCACAAGATGTATCTGAAGGTGCTGGGGTTAAGGATGAACTTATTGATGACATTCAGTTAACTGGTTCTATGGCCAATTACAACTATACTGAATACTCTGACCTTGATGTTCATATCCTTTTAGACTTTGCAAAGATCAATCATGATGAGGATCTTGTAAAGAAAGCATTAGATGGTAAAAGATTTGTTTGGAATCTTAGACATGACATTAAAATGGGTGGTCATGATGTTGAAGTTTACTTCCAAGACACAGAAGAGCCTCATAAAGCATCTGGTCTTTACTCCATTCTTAATAATACTTGGATTCGTGAACCTGAACACAATGAGCCTGAGGTAGATGCAAGAGATGTTAGTGCTAAAGCTGATAGACTTAAAGGTGAGATTGCTGATCTTGAAGTAGCTCTACAAACAACTCCAGTTGAAGAGCTTGATGACCTTGCTGAAGCTGCTGATGCTCTTAGAGCTAAGGTTGCTAAGATGAGAAAAGACTCTCTCGAAGCTAAAGGTGAATTTGGTATTGGTAACCTCGCTTTCAAAGAACTTCGTAACAGTGAATACATGGGACGTCTTATTGATGTTGCCAATGCAATTTACGATAAAAAGTTCATAACCGACTAAAAAACAAACTTTTTCCAACTTTCTCCCCGAAACACTTGATTTCCGGGTCGCAGATGAATAAATGGATAGTAGAGAGCGTAAATGAACCTATGTTTCTGGTCTCTAATATACTGTGATACTATATAATCTGGTTTGTCTTTATAATTTTACTAATATCTAGACGTCATTCAGACTATTCGAAGTGATCAGTTAAACGTAAATAATTTAATAAAAGTAGTTGATTACGGTAGATTATACGCCATAATAGGTGTAAGATGAAGTTTACAAGCAATAAAGTAATTAACTTAGGTTCAGCTGCATTTAGACAGTGGAGAAGTACTCATAGTCATTGTCAATATATTCATGGCTATAACCTTACAGCTAATATTACATTCGAAGCTGATGAGCTTGATGAACGTAACTGGGTAGCAGACTTTGGTGGTCTCAAAGATCTTAAAAAGACTTTGGAACATACATTTGATCACAAGTTGGTTGTTGCTGCAGATGATCCTCAGCTTGATCTTCTTAAGTTGCTTGATGAGTCTGGAGTAGCTCAAGTTATTGTACTTCAAGATGGTGTAGGTTGTGAGAAGTTTGCTGAGTTTGTTCTTAAGACTGCTGATACTTTCATCGATGAAGCTACTGACGGTCGTGTAAGAGTTAAGTCAGTTCAAATTAATGAGCATGATAAGAACTTTGCTACTTGTCATCGTACTGTGGAGGTTTCAGAAGATATTCGATTCACAGCTACCTTTACTCAAAGTGACTCTAAGCCATCTGTTAAAGATACAGCTATACTTGAAGAGTATGATGAAGAAGGTCTAGAAGATGTTCACGGTCCTATTGCTACTAAAGAAGTTGTTGATGCACCTTCTGACTATGCAGAACCTAAAGAGAATGAGTTTAAGGGATCGAAAGATCAAGCAGCTCCAACTAAACCATCAACAAAGACAAAGGGTGGTTGGTTTGAAGGTACTACTTGGGGGTAATTAAAATCAAACAAATATAATAATATGAAATCAAAGAAAATTAAAGTTACAAGAGCTTACATCAAGCTTGTTACTAATAAGAAGGCCCGTACAAATTCTTCTAAGGAATACTTCCAGGTATTTGCTGAAGATGGTAAAGCATATCTCTTCACTACTACTGATATGGAGAAGGCAGAGAAGCGCGCTACAAAGAATCCAGAGGATGTTTATCCTGTTGAGTTTGTTGAACCTAAGCCAGAAGTAATCGTTAAGCAGGTAGTCAAATATGTTGAGGTTGAGAAGCCAGGCTTCTTCAAGCGTGTTTGGAATAAGCTTGCTGGTAAATAATTTCATCTATCTGTCTTGTTGTTTTTGTTGTGTTGTTTGTTGTAAGCAATTAGACAGATAGATAACTTTAAAGGCTCCGATAGCTCAGTTGGCCAGAGCGCGTGATTTGTAATCTCGATGTCGTCGGTTCGAATCCGACTCGGAGCTCCATTTTAAGCCTCACGTAGCCCCAGATGCGTGAGGTTTTATTTTCTTTAGAGCTTATCAGTATCGATAACAACTCTAAGATTTTTAGCAGTATATAGACCGGAAGGGCTAATGTAAGGCTTACCCATACCGAGTAGATCACTTACATCCACATCTAAAGTATTGTTCTCATATGATTCGTAAATGAGCTCACTACAATAAAGTGCTTCAACCCCTAAGCTGAAAGATGTATCATAGTTGGTACCTTCAAATGACTTACACTTTTCAACAGCTTTAGTAATTACACTTAACGGTAATTGTGGTCTCATAATTACAATACGATCAGCTGACTTTGCCATATCAAATAAGCAAGTCTTGTCATAATGATTATGAGTCATTTCAGCTGTTTCCCATTCTCCATCCTTACTAACACACATCCCTGCATGAGAAAACTCACCAGGTATAAGAACAGTTGTGAGTTTTCTACGATCAATGGTGAGGATAATGTCACCTTCCTCCATAACTTCATAAAGCTTAGAGTATTGACTACCTTTCATATCAGGGTAGTATGTTGTAAATCTAATAAATGGTATAATTTTAAGCAAAACATGTTTATAGAACTTAGTTCCCATTAACCAATTAACAGCTTTTAGTTTAAGTTTTGCTAGCATAGTAATATTTATGCTTTGTAACATAAGGAACTCTCATATAATTAGATATGACTTACAGAAAAGCTGTTAAAACTCCTCTATTCAATAGGATTGAGGTTAAGAAGCAGATAAAAGATATGGCTAATCAGATTCTTGATGGTGAAGAAGATCTTCTTGAGGAGTATGATGCTATTGTCAAAGGTTTTGTCAAGGTAACAAGAGGAGTTACTCCAGCTTTTGAAACTGATCCTGTAATGTATAAGGAACTGGTTGAGAGGTGGGGTGAAGAACCTACTAAAATGGTTGGTTCAGATGGTCAAATGAGATATCTCAACTATTATGAGATGGTTAACTTCATGAGAGGGTATTGGCGATAAGGAACTCTCATATAATTAAATTGTAAGATGAATATATTTACTACTAATAACTGTCCCGTTGTCTCCGCTAAGGAGATGTGTGATAAACATGTGGTCAAGATGATTGTTGAGTACGCTCAACTAATGTCAACTGCTCATAGAGTTCTTGATGGAGAGCAATACGAAGGTCGTACTAAAGCTAATCGTCGTATCAAGCGTTGGCTGCATCCTGATAAGAATATGGAAGAGGTTCTCTACAAAGCTTCTCATATCAAACACCCGTCGGGGTTATGGTGTCGTGCTACTACTGCTAACTATGAGTGGTTGTATAAGCATTTTATTGCTTCATGTAAGGAATATACTCATCGCTATGGAAAGGTTCATGCTACTGAGACTAAACTTGCAGAAATATTCAAGAACCCACCTAAGAATCTTCCTAAGGGTAAGCAGACTGAATTTGCTGTAGCCATTGCTGCTAATCAGACATGTAGACAGATTCCTGGTTTTGATAAGCTACCTGTTGTAGATAAGTACAAACAATATATTCGTTGCGATAAGCCTTTTGCTAAATGGACTAATCGTAATATACCAAGTTGGATAAAGTAGTTGATTTAACATTTTAATATATTAATATACCTTTGCGATGCTAACGAAATTAATTACATTGATCACTACGTTGATCTTTGGAGCAACTACAGACGTTCCACCACTTGGAAGTTATGATGTACCACCTGCTAAGTCAGGTAAAGGTGCTAAGGTAATTCCTAAAGAGAAATTGCCTAACCCTCTTGACTACCCACCAGGAATTGATCCTCCTTACTACCCACCTGTACCAACTCCACCACGTATTACAGAACTTTAAACTATGAACTTACAATCTTTCTTCGAAGCATTCGCACATATTATTCGCGTCCTTACCGAACTTCTTAATAATTTACTATGAATAAGGATTACATTTGGGTAACATTGGCAAGTATTCTTATACTACTTACTGGCGTTATCATCGAACTAACCAACAAACTTTAAACAATTTCCGGCCCCTACCGAAAAACAAACAAACAAAAAACAAAAAAATGAAAGTACTAAAACTAGCACTAGTCGGCGCTCTCGCAGCGATCTCCTTCAACACAGCAAATGCAGCAACTGTTCTTGTCCTTGACCAGCCGCATGTAACCTCTGATCCAGCTTATACAATGACTCTTACATTCGAAGAGACTACACGAGCTAATGAAGTTAAGGTTACATTTAAAGCAGTCAATGTTGGGTCCCATTATGTTGATGGTGTTGCACTTAACCTTCCAGAGGGTATTAGCTACCAGCCAATTCAGCTTGGTGGTGTAACTGCTGAAGAAGGTTTCTTTCAAGCACCTAATATGCTCAAGCAGAAGAACAACCTTCTTGGACCTAATGGTAACAATCAAGGTATCTTCGATATTGGAGCTGGGTTCGCAGTCGGTCGTAACAAGCCATCTAATGTACTCTTCACAACAGGTGACTCTGTTTCCTTCCTTGTAACCAATACTCAAGGTGCTCTTAGTGTAGAAGATCTCACTGAGACATTTGATACTCCAACCGATACTTGGGTAGCAGCTGCTTCAGTCATTACTGCTCCAGGATACTGCGCTTGGTACACTACTGATGGAGGTTCTCCAATCCCTGAGCCTTCAACTGCTCTTCTTGGATTGCTTGGACTTGGAGCACTTACTCGTCGTAAGCGATAATATTAATAACAATAAACGAAAAGAGCCGCTACGTAAGTAGCGGCTCTCTTTTTGTTTTAAATCTAACCGAGTCTTTCGCAGATAAATCTCAAGATCTTACTACGAACAATCTCCTGATTACCAAACTTAAATGCGTGAATACCTTTATCCTCACATGCATGGCTATCAAATCTATCAAAGACATCTTTAAAGCCTGATTGCTTAACATCAGACTGCTTTCCATCACCAAGTACAATGTACTTACTATTACGACCAAAGCGAGTTAAGATGGTAGTAAGCTCTCCTTTAGTAAGGTTCTGAGCTTCATCAACAATAACACATGTATTGTTAAATGTAAGACCACGCACAAAGTTAACAGGTATAGCGTCAATCAATCCTTTAGACTTAAGCATACCACATGTACCGGGTCCGCATAGTTCAGTCACCTTCTCAATAAGAGGCATCATATATGGGGAGAATTTATCATCAATCTCACCTGGAAGTGAACCTAAACTCTTGTCTGCTGACTCAACAACTGATCGGATATAAACAATCTTCTCAACGTCTTCGCTTTTTAGCATTTCAAGAGCAGCATATACGGCAATATATGTCTTAGCAGTTCCAGCAAGACCATCTACAAAAGTCATTTGAGTTGTTGTCTCATGAATCGTTTCATAGAAGTCACGATGTTTTGGCTTCATATAGAAAGGCTTTCTAATTTTGAAGTCCATTAACCATCCTCCATTAAAGATATCTTCACCGAGTTCTGGATCGATATCCACAGCTTGTTTCTTAGAACGTCTGCTCATGTACTAATACTTAGTCAACATGATCACATTACCCAGCAACTATAATTGACTATAGTTTGCAGATTTCAGTTGAATCTACAGAATACTAGGTTATAATATAGTTGAAATGGACTTAGATAAAGAAACTTTAATCCTTTCTGACGATAAAATCTTCTATACCGTTGAAGGTGAAGGAGAATACGTTGGAATGCGATCCCTA